TGCAGCTTTCCGGCTCGACCGACATCAGCCGTTCGAACTCGGCTCGGCTGGCGAACCGCCACTTCAGCTCTTCCATGAAGGACTGGTAGTGGCGCTGCAGGATCCGGAAGAGCGTGGTTACGTCGCCCGAGATATCATTGATCACCTCGGCCTTCGGCCGTCGCGTGCGGCGAAAGAAGATGCCGCCCATGCCAACGAACGTGTCGACGTAGAGCGTGTGCTCGATCGCATCGATCATCGCGACGAGGCGGCGACTTAGGTTGCGCTTCCCGCCAATATAGCCCGCCGGCGGTCGAACTGGCGAGACAGGTACAAGGCCGCTTTCGGCCGTTATCGACTCCTTCACTCTTACATACTCACAACAGATCCCGCCGGTGCGCCCGGTGAGGGGATCGAAACCAGTTCGCGACTGGCAAGGTGCGGGTTGCCGCCCGCGGTTTGGCGCGCTGCAACGCGCCTGCCCCCCTCTCGCGAGAGGAAATTCAGCGACCGAACGCCACGTACAGGACGCCGTTGTTAAAGGCGGTTCCCTGGCCGCCACCCGAGAAGTTCAGCGCCACCGTAAAGCCACCGGCATAGTAGGAGACCAGCTGCGGCCACGTGTCGCGGCTCAGGTTGCCGGCGGTGTTAAGGACGACAGGCAGCACGCCCCAGCATTTCGTGTCGAAAGGCGTTTCGAAGTAGACCGGCAACAGCTGCTCGGCAAAGCCGCCGACGATGCTACCGATCTTGAGCCGCACCGCCCCGAACGAGATGGTCGTTTCGTTGAAGCCCTCTGTGTAGCTGGCACCCGACCCGCGCGCGATCATCGCCAGGATCGCGGCGCGTAGCTGACTGTCATCGGCGGGATTCAACGGTGTGTCGCCGCCATCCTCATGGGTGATGACGTTGACCAGCTCGCCGACGAGGCTGTTCGCCACTTCCGGGGTCCAACGGGTACCGCTGACCGCCGTTCCGCCGGATGCCCCGGCAACACCTGTGAAGTCCCGCATGCTTATGTCTCCGGATAGCTAAAGATGACGACGGTGTGCGCCGGTGCGGCGGCGCTGATGATGCACTCGACGTCGAGCGCGGCTTCGCCCTCGACGAAGCGGCCGCCGATCGGATCGTTCATGCGGAAGAAGCTGATGTCCCCCGCATTGAGGACGTGAACGCGCCAGATGTGACGCCAGCGGCCGGCGGCGACCTCGGCCGCCAGGGAGGGTGCGAAGTCGTCGACGTTCGGATCGAACTCGTGAACCTCGATCTCAACGCCGATCGACGCGGCAAGGGCGATGTAGAATGCAGGGGTCTGGCCTGCGGAGAAGGCGAGCTTGCGCCAGACGTTCGCCTGGCGCGCGGGAAGCGTGATCGCAGCCGCCGTACATGGATCGGGCAGGCCGAGCGCGGCTTCCCACTCCCCGATCAGCTCATAGGCCGAGCGCGGGTCATACTCGGTCAGCAGCTGCTCAACGCGCTGCTCGATCCGCGCGAACTCCTCGGCCCAGGCGGCGAGAAGTCGCCCCAGCTCGCTGTCCGGCGAACGCGGCCAGGCTGGTCCCGAGGGCAGAAGCGCGAGCAGCTGCGCATGATAGGCGGCGGCACCGATCGTCATAGCCAGGTGATCGTCCCGAGGGTGGTGATCGCGCCCGCTGCCGTGGTCACATTGGCGGTCGGGGCGCTCAGCACGTGATCGACCTCGCCCGCAGCGGTCGAGATCGCTTCGCGAATCCGGCTGATCAGCAACGTCCCGCCCGGCTCAGCCTCGCGCGCGATCAGATCACGCAGCGACGCTTCAACGGCATCGCGCGCGGCGGGATCGGGTGTCAGGTCGATGGTGAAGTCCAGCGGGGCAGCAACCGGCGCTGCAACCGTCACATCCGCACCGACCGGGCGCTCGGCCGCGATCTTGGCTGTGACCAGCGCGACGTCGCCCGCCTCGGGGATGATGTCGTCGCGGCCATCGCAGACGAACAGCACCTTCACGGTGCCAATCCCGTTCCAGTTAGGATAAACCCATGCGCGGGTGACGCCGGGTACCGACGTCGCCCAGGCAATGTAATCGTCTGCCTTGCCTCCGCTCGGCGGCTTCCGCATCGCCTCATAAATGCGCCCCGACCAGGCCGCGTAGGTCTCGTCGTCCGCCCCGCCGCCGATGCCGCCACCGGCCACGACTGCGTTGGCCGCAATCCCGCTCACGGGCGAAAGGAATGCCAGCGTTTGGCCCGCATCCATGTTGAACGCGACCCCTGGCTGCTCAGCCTCGACCAGTGCGGCCGCAGCCCCGCCCGCGATCAGCGCGTCGGCCTGGATGACGTAGCGGGCACCATCGGCGCGGGCGAGCACCGTGCCCGCCTCGGCGATCGACCCGTTGGTGCCGGTCAGCGTGGCAGTGCCGGTGGCGTAGGTCGCGACCTTGCGCGGCACGGCGCGCAGTGCGGCCCAGCGCTCGATCGCCTCGGGATTGTCAGGATCGGGAAAGAAGCGCGCGCGGGTGTCGATCATCCGATAGACTGAGTGCAGCGCTGCGGCATGGACGAGCGCCAGCGTATCGAGCGCATTGCGCCGAAGGCGACTGTCCGCACCCGGCATGCGCGAATCGATATCCGCGCGGGCGCGCTCGACCAGCTCGGATAATGTCGGTCGAACGAAGGTCATGCGAGGCTCCCTGCAGTTGCGTCCCAGAGGAAATCGAAGCGCTGGCGCGCCGGGCCGCCTGGGCGCTGGATCGTCACCCCAATGGCAATCGCTCCGCTCGGCCGGGCTGGCGTCGGCGCGATCGCCTCGGTCGTGATCTCGATCGCGCTGGCAACGCCGTCCTCGGTCATCCAAGCGAGCGCCTCACGAGCGATGTCGCGCGCGCGCGTGGCAGTCACTTGCGTCGCCTTGGCGCGGGCCAGCTGCCAGAGCAGCGAACCGGTGCGATCGGACGTGTCGGCGTTGAACGCATCTCCCCACCAGCCGCGCGGATCTTCGCCATCGGCGAGCGGGTCGTCGGCACGCGCCCGCGCATCGGTGAACAGCGAGATGATCACAGCCGTGCGCAGGCCGTCATCGGTGGCCAGCGCACCGTCGGCCAGCACGAGGTCGGCCGACCAGGCGGCGGGATCGAAGCGGAGCGCCAGATCGGTCATGCCGCGTCTGCCTTGGCGACGGTGGTCACAAGCTTCAGGCCGAAACTGACCGAACAGCTGCCATCGATGCGGACGCCGAGCGTAACCTTCCAACCGTTCGCCCAGCTCGCCTTCAGGCGACGGAGCCGCCGTTGACCATCCCACCAGCCGCGCGCCGCAACTGGATCACCCTCGGCCGGGATCGGATAACCCGTCGCCCGGACCAGCGCCGCCGCCTGTGCGAGATCGACCTCGGCCGAGAAGAGCCGTGGTGCCTTGCGCTTCGCTTTCGTCGTCATGCGATCTTCACCTTGCTAGATCCGCCCGAAATCCGGTCGGTTGAGTCGTGGATGGGATCGTCGACGCGTGCCGCGCCCTTGGTCGCGCCGTTCCCGATGGTCACGCTGTCGCTGTTGACCGCCACCGATCCGTCGCTGTCGAACGTCAGATTGCCTGGCGTGGCGATCGTGACGCTCGCCCCGTCGATCGAAACCGCGCCATCGGCCGCAATGCTCAAATCGCCCTCGGTCTCGATCGAGATGCCCTGCGCACTGGCGATCACGATGCCGTCGCGGGTCAGATGGACCTTCTGGCCCTGGTCATCGTGCAGCGCGACCTCGCCTTCAGCGAGCGAGGTCAGGCGGAACCGCCGATCGCCAGCAGCGATCACGATGCCGGCGCTGCGGATGCCGCCAAGCGCGACCATGACGACTTCCGCGCCCGGCTTGGGGTGCGTCGACAAGCCATAGGGCTGGATGTGCTCGACCGCTTCGTGCGTCTCGTCGGCGAGCAGCTCGACCTGCACCTCTTGCATCTTCGGCGCATCGTCGACGCGCGAGATCGTGCCGCGCGACACCAGCATCTGGACGCGGTTGAGGAGGCGCTCGATGCTCATGCGCCGCCCTCGGCCAACTGCTGCCACGCTTCGCGCGGATTGCAGGTCAACGTCGCGATCGTGCCCTGGTCACCCTTGGTCAGCCGCACGCCGGCAACGAGCATCACCTGGTCGGCGACCATGGCTGGCGGACAGATGACGCGGACGCGCATATTAGGCCGCCAAAGCGGACCGCCACCCGGCACACGCCAGCCCAGTACCTCGATCGCGATAGACTGTGAACGGCCGGCGCGAACGCCCGCTTCCCATGCTGCGCGCTTCTTCGCGCCCGCGCGGTCGGTCTGATCTTCAGCGACGATCAGCGTCGGGCGATAGCGCTTGACGCCGCTATCCTTCGC